AACTGAGATCTCTGGTTCTGACTACGGAATTATGTATCAAGGTACATTAATGGTTGCTAAGTATGCTCTTGGTCATGGAATCCTAAGACCAGAATGTGCTGCAACAATTAAACTTGCTGCTTCTTAATTTCAATTTATAGGGTATCTTATTATTAGATACCCTTTTTTTTATCATGCCAGAAGGAAAAGCTTACAATATTAAAAAGAAAAAGAAAGGTGGGAGGGATTCACTTAAACTAAAAAAGTATTAAACAATGACTGTAGCTGCAACCACTGAACTTCAAGCTATCAATATAATGATGGCTGCTATAGGTGAAACTCCTATTAATACTTTGACAGGTACATTACCTGCTGATATTGTAATAGCTCAGTCTACTTTGACTGAAGTTAATAAAGACGTTCAATCTGAAGGCTGGTCTTTCAATACTGAAATAGATGTAACTCTTACTAGAGATGGATCAAATCATATAAATTTACCAACAGATATTTTAAGGGTAGATGCAAATATACATCAACACCCAACCATTGATCCTATACAACGTGGTCTAAAATTATATGATAGACAAAATAATAAATTTAATTTTGATGAAGATTTAATTTGCACTATTGTTTATTTGAGAAAATTTGATGAGATACCAGAACCAGCTAGAAGATATATGACTATAAAAGCTGCAAGAGTATTTGTTGATAGATTAGTAGGCGATCAAGGTTTAAGAACTTATACAGAACAAGATGAGATAAGAGCAAGAGCAATACTTATGGAGACAGATTATGCAAATGCAGATCACAATTTACTAAGAGGAGATCCTTCTCTTACTAATATTTTTGATACTTACAATCCTTCTAGTGCTTTAATTAGATAACTATGGCTGTTATTTCAAGAGCTATACCTACATTATTAAGAGGTATATCACAATCTTCTGATGCTTTAAAACAACCAGACCATGCTGACATACAAGATAATGCTGACAGTAATCCTGTTCTTGGTTTAAGAAAAAGAAGTGGTCTTCAATATATTACTGCTTTATCTTCTTCAACTCTTGGCAATGTACATATACAGACTATCAATAGAGACACGAACCAAAGATATGTAGCTGTATTTAGTAATGGTGATGTGCAGGTTTTTGATTTAGCAGGTAACTCTATTAATGTTAATAAACCTGATGGCACTACTTACCTTAATACTTCTTCTCCTAGAAGTGTAATAAAGACTGTTACTATTGCAGATTATACTTTTGTTGTTAATACATCTATCACTTCAAAGATGGATTCAACCCTTAGTAGTGGAACAGGAACAAAAGCAATTATTTTTATAAACCAAGCAACTGCTAAAACAACTTATACAGTAACAATAGATGGTGTAACTGTAACTGACAACACAGATGGGGATGCAACATTAAGTACAGATACAGTAGCAGCAGATATAAAAACTGGTTTAGATGCTGGACTTACTGGTTTTACTATTACAAGAAATGGTCCTGTTTTATATGTAAGAAAAAATGATAATTCTAATTTTTCTATAGATGGTAGTGATACTCAAGGTGATACTAAGATGACAATAATAAAAGATTCAGTTCAAAGATTTACTGATCTACCAACAGTTTCACCAAATGGATATATTGTAGAAATTAAAGGTGATGATGATACAAATTTCGACAATTACTACGTTAAGTTTGTTACTAATAATGGTGGTGATTTTGAAGAAGGACAGTGGGAAGAAACTGTTAAAGCAGGTATAGAGTTTAAATTTAATTACGACACAATGCCACACATTCTAGTAAGACAGGCTGATGGTGAATTTAGATTTGCAAGAGTTGATGGTGAAAGTTATACAGCTTTTACAGGGTCAGGTACATATACTCAACAAAACTCTACTACTGTTACTGTTACCTCAAATAATCATGGATTATCAACTGATGATTCAATAACTTTTGACCATACCTCAGGAACTTCTGCTGATGGTACATTTACAATTACAAAAGTAGATGCAAACACATTTACATATACAGCAACAGGTACATTAATAACAAACGGAAATGTAAAGTTTGGTATTGCCAATGCTTATACATTACCTAAATGGGGAGAACGTACTGTAGGTGATACAATTTCAGCACCTAACCCTTCTTTTATTGGTAACAAAATTAATAACGTATTCTTTTTTAGAAACAGGTTAGGTTTTTTAGCAAATGATAATGTAATACTTTCAAGGGTATCTGAATTTTTTAACTTCTTTCCAGAAACAGTTATATCTATTTTAGATAGTGAGCCTATAGATGTGGCTGCTTCTCATACAAAAGTTTCAATATTAAAAAATGCAGTAACTATGGGTGAAAAACTTATATTATTTTCTGACCAGACACAGTTTGTTTTAGCTGCTTCATCAGATAATCTTACACCTAAAACTGCTAACGTAATAGTTGCGACTGAATTTGAAAGTAGTGACGCTGCACAACCAGCAAGTGCTGGTAGCTCTATTTATTTTCTTACACAAAAAGGATTATTTGCAGGTGTTAGAGAATATATAATTCAAGGCGAAGCTAAGATAAGAGATGCAGCAAACATAACTATTCATGTACCAAGACTGATACCAAGTAATATTTATAAAATGGTAGTCTCAAATAATCAAGATATTCTTATTTTATTAGGTTCAGATAATCCAAATAAATTATATGTATATAGATGGTTGTATGGAACAGAAGGACAAAAAGCTTTAAGTAGTTGGTTTACTTATACTATAAATTCAAACAGATCTATATTAAACGTAGACTTTATTGGTACAGATTTGTTTGCTGTTATAGAAGAAGCGAATAAAGTAACACTAGAAAAGATACCATTTGAAACTGAATTTAAAGAAAATTATGCTGACTTTGAATATCATTTAGACCATAAGGTTACTGAAGCAACTACAGGAGTTTCAGTTACTTATAGTGCTGTTACAAATCTTTCTACTTTTACAGTTCCCTATCGGCTAAGAGCAAACATGAATATAGTTGGTAGATATTTAGATACTGGAGAAACAAGTACATTTGTTAATGAAATGGGAGATACAACAAATCTTTTAGCAGGTCAAGTTTTACAAACTACAAACTCTACTGATGGGTCTACATCTACAATTACAGCAACAGGAGATTTTAGAAATAGTAAATTTATTATTGGTGAACCTTATGAAATGCACTATAGATTTAGTGAACAAAGGTTAACAGAAAGTGGTAGTGGTTCTCCAGAATATATAGGGGGTAGATTACAAATACATCATTTTTATATTAAATACGAAGATGCTGGTTTCTTTCAAGTAGAAGTAACACCTGAGAATAGAAGCACATCTGTATATAAATTTACTGGTCGTTTGCTAGGTTCGGCTTCTTCTTTTATTGGACAAACAAATTTAGATACAGGTACATTTAGAGTACCAATAATGAGTAAATCAGATAGAGTTGATATAGATATTAAAAACAATACATTCTTACCTACACGACTAGCTGGTGCAGAATATCAAGGAGTATTTCATATAAGGAGTAGAAGAGTATAGTGGGATATTTAAGAAAGTCAAAGTTAGAAGATTTTAAATTTGTAGTAGAAAACATGAGAGAAATGGACAGACTTGAATCTTACTATCAAACAGATATGACACCAGAAGATGCTCTTAGCGTTACTTTTTTAGGAAGTCAAATTAATATGACTATTGCTTCTGATGATGACCAACCAATAGGTTTATGTGGTGTATTTAAAGATGGTTGTATATGGTGTATTGCTACAGATGAATTGTTTGATAACAAAAAATATAGAATACAATTAATAAGACAAGGCAGAAAATGGGTTGATAAACTACTTGAGTCTTATAAAATACTTTATAATTATGTATATGCAGAAAACACTTCTGCTATAAAATGGTTAAAAGCTCTTGGGTTTACTTTTGTAAATTTACATGAGAGTTATGGTCAACAAAAAAAACCTTTCTACGAATTTCTGAGGATCGCCTAGATGTGTGTTGGTGCTGCAATAGGATTAACAGGTGCGGCTGCAACAGCTTTTAACGTAGGCTTGGGTCTTACTGTTGCAAATAGTTTTGTTCAAAGGTCTGCTGCTCAAAGTGCAGCTAATCAAACTTATAATCAAGCATTACTAGCACAACAATCAGCAGAAGATGATAAAAGACAAAAACAATTAGCTCTTGCAGAAAGAAAAGCAGAAGAAGAAAGGTTTGCAGCACAAGATAAGTTTGCAAAAACTATTGATGCTTTACAAGCAAGTCGATCTATAATAGCTTCAGAACAAGCAGGTACAACTGTAGGATTATTATTGATGGATCAAGAAAGACAAGCTGCTAATTATAGAGAAAAAATAAATCAAAGTTTAGAATCAATGCAAAGACAATATTTGTTTAATGTTCAAGCAACAGAAGCACAATACGACAGTCGAATAAATCAACTTCAAAGTAATATCAATCAAGCTTATAATCAAATACCAACTCTAGGTCAGACGTTATTAAATATTGGTACTCAAGGTGCTGGTATGTACCTTAACGCACAAGTTTAATTATGGTTTTACAAGTCGGCACTACAAGTTTTCAAAGTACAGCAGGTCAAAGTTCTAGACAACCTGTAGATACTTTTGTTCGACCTGTAAGTGTTTTACCTAAAACTGGTTTAATGGATTTAGCACAATCCTTATCTACTGTAAATCCTGTCTTACAAAAATTCTTAGGTAATGTAATTGAAGAAGAAAAACAGAAAGGTATTCAAGCTGGACAGTTAGAAGTTTTACAATCTAGTCCAGCACAGATAGATAAATTTAAAAAAGAATTAGAAAAAAAAGAAGGCAAAAGATTTGCTAGAAATTTTGTTGGTGGAAATATGTATATGCAATATGGAATAGAAAAACAATTAGCAATTAATTTAGGTAATGCGTCAGAGGCAAAAACTAAAAAGTTTTTTAATGAATATATGGTAGATGTAGAGTTGCCTGATGGCACAGTAATAAAGCAACCTTTATCTCAATTTGATATTAATTCAAAAGAATTTCAAGGTGCTGTTAATGAGTTTCAAGAAACTTCATTAGTAAATACAAGAGGTATTAGACCAGAGCTAGTAACTAATCATTTACTTCCAAAACAAAATCTTGCTTTAGCTAAAGTATATCGTGACCAAGAAACAAAACTTGCAGAAGCAAAAATAGAACAAGCTAATTTATTATTTAATAATTCAGTTATTAATTCTTGGTTTAGTATAGATAATTTCAATGACAGTATTGAGTTGAATCTAATAGACGATAATTACACAGAAGAAGATAGACGTAAAAATAATGGTCTTTCGCAGGCAGAATTTTTAGCTTTAGAAGAATTACAGCTTAATGTAAATTCTATGGTTGAAAGAGGTTTGTCTGCAAGCGTATCGCCAGCAAGCTTGATAAGTATTATAAAAACAAATACGTTACAAATACTTGATTATTACGAAAAGAATAATCTTGATATGGATGTAGCTGAAGAAGAAATAACAGATTATATTAATTGGATTGGTAATTTAAAAGTTACCAATGGTCAGCCTTTAAGAAATTTTTATATAGCAGATGGTGAAAATAAAATTGAAACTTTACTAACAGATATATATGACAAGAAAGAAGATATAAAGAAAAAACAAAATGATTACAATAAAATAAGCGATCAAAATATTATATCTGATACTTTAAATAATCTGGATTTTTCTCGCACTCAATTTGCAGATGGTAAAGAAGCATTAAATTATTTTAAAAATATAGGGAATACATTAGATGCACTAGCTGAAAGATACCCAGAACAAATTGAATTTTTATATAAACAATATGATCTTAGAAACTTTAGTGTTGATGATTTCTTTTTTGAATTAGAAACAG